CAAGAAATTTTAAAAGATGTAGATCCTTATTTAAATAAGCTATATGAAAAAAGAAATAATCTTATAAAAAAGAAACCAAAGGGTTATAAAAAAGCTATAGAAGAAATAAATGAAAAAGGTATAAGAGTAGCACTCGCTACCGACGGATATAAATCTTTTCAAATAGAACGACCAGATGGTTCTACTTATCAGTTCGGTGTTGATCCAGGTAAAACAATAGATCCAACTGGTATAACTGAAGGTAAACAAGTAAAAGGTGGTGTTGAGAAAGTTCAGTTTAAACCACAAACGGTGGTTACGGAACAATTAGAAGGACCTGATAAAGGTAAAATTACAAAAGAAAGATTTGGTGCTACAAAACCAACAGCAACTTTAACACCTGATCCAGTTGATCAATACTTCTTTGATAAAAACAGGCAAGCTGTGATGGAATCACAGGCTAAGGTTACAAAAACTAAAATGAAAGCTATTGAAAAATCTTTAGCCGCTGTTGGCTGTCCAGGTAAAGCGATGGGTGGCCGTATTGAGTTTCAAACAGGTGCAACACCTACAGCACAATGTATTTTACGTGGTGCAGAAAAAATTAACACCGGTAATATTAAACCTGGAGCTGAAGCTAGAAACGCATCAAAATTTTTAAATGGAGCGTACAAATTTGGAAGAGGTGTGCTAAAGTTTGGTGTTGTACCAGAGGCTCTTTTTGTAACGGGTGATTCTTTACTTCGTATGGGCATGGGTGATACTCTTGATGAGGCTTTTTTACGAGCAACCGATTATTTGAGAACAGGAGACCAAACATTAGAAGCTGACGCTAATAAAATATCAAGAATTTTTGATAAAAAATCAGCTGATTTATTCAAAGATGTTTCAAACTTTAGGACAAAACAAGAAAATTTTAAAGGTGCGAAGGTTAATTTAGAGGTAGACATAGCACAAAACAATCCATCGTTAACCGGATTAACAGACCAACAAGTTAGAGAGATAGGAGAAAATAAAATTAAAAAGGCACAAGATGAATTATTTATGGCACAGGTTCCAAAAGAACAAGAGGTTTTATCTGACTATAAATTTGATCAAGCCTATGATGCATCAAAGGCTCAATCTTTTCTTACAGGTCAAAAATTAAAAGGAAGACAAATGGGTCAAATAGAAGATGATCCTTTACAAATAGATCTTGGTTTCACGCCTAAACAAAAACAATCCCCTTTTTTAGATGTAAGAAGTATCTTAACACAAACTCCCGACTCAATTTTTGAAAGGGTTAAAAAGACATATGAGACAGGCGGGTACGGGCAAGTGGGGTTAGAGGACAGTGTTCAACAAGCACAAAAAGATTATCAAGATATTTTACAAAATTTTTTTAGTCTTAAAAATGCACCACTCAGTGCTTTAGCTGCTAGTCCTATGATTGGAGAAGAACAAATATATGGTGCCAATCCTGAAAATTTTTTACAAAAACAATTACCTAGTGGAGCAAGTTTTGATCCAAGATTAGCTTATGATTTTGCAGGCGGAGGTATAGCTAAATTAGCAGGTAAATCATCAGGACCACCACCAGAATCAGGGCCTACACCACAAGGCTTGGATTTTTTATTAAATCGTGGTAGAAAACGATAGGAGTTTAAATGGCAGATATAGATAAAGGACTTCCTAATACTCGTACTCAAATTAAAGTTCCGGGAGAAGAGGTCGAGATAAAGGAAGAAATCAAAGAAAAAGGTCCTGTTGAAATTGTACCTGAAGAAGATGGTGGTGCAACAATTGACTTTGAACCAAGTGCGGTAAACGTACCTGGTACAGATTCTCATTTTGATAATCTTGCAGATATTTTACCTGCAGATATTTTAGACCCATTAGGATCTGAATTAAAAAATAATTACATAGATTATAAAATGTCTAGAAAAGAGTGGGAGAAATCTTACACAACTGGTCTAGATCTTTTAGGATTTAAATACGAAAATAGAACAGAACCTTTCCAAGGTGCTTCAGGAGCCACGCACCCTGTACTAGCAGAAGCTGTTACGCAGTTCCAAGCAACAGCATACAAAGAATTATTACCAAGTGATGGTCCAGTAAGAACGCAGATCTTAGGAGTTAAGACACCACAAAAAGATCAACAAGCACACAGGGTAAAAGATTTCATGAATTATTTAATTATGGATCAAATGAAAGAATACGAGCCAGAGTTTGATTCTATGTTATTCCATTTACCACTAGCTGGTTCTACATTTAAAAAAGTTTATTACGATGATCTATTAGGCAGAGCAGTTTCTAAATTTGTACCTGCAGATGATTTAATTGTACCATATACAGCAAACAGTTTAGCAGAAGCAGAAGCTATTATTCACGTTGTAAAAATATCTGAGAATGATTTAAGAAAACAACAAGTAGCAGGTTTTTATTCTGATGTAGAGTTAACACCACCAGGTATGACTGTTAATGATGAAGTTTCAAAAAAAGAAAAAGAATTAGAAGGCACTAAAAAATCTGGAAAACAAATTCCTATGTATACTTTGTTAGAGTGTCATGTGGATCTAGATTTAGAGGGCTTTGAAGATATTGGTCCAGAAGGGAAACCTACTGGTATCAAGCTGCCTTACATCGTAACTGTTGAAGAAGGTAGCGGAACGGTTCTTTCTATTAGAAGGAACTATGCACCCAATGATCCAAAAAAACAAAGAGTACAATACTTTGTCCACTTTAAATTTCTGCCAGGACTAGGTTTTTACGGATTTGGATTAATACATATGATTGGCGGATTGAGTAGAACTGCAACAGTAGCTCTCCGCCAATTATTAGATGCAGGGACTTTGTCAAACTTACCTGCAGGATTTAAGCAAAGAGGTGTAAGAGTTAGAGACGAGGCAGCTCCGATACAACCGGGTGAATTTAAAGATGTTGATGCACCAGGTGGTAATTTAAGAGAGGCTTTCTTTCCTCTACCATACAAAGAACCATCTGCAACATTACTACAATTGATGGGTATTGTTGTACAAGCTGGTCAAAGATTCGCGGCCATATCTGAACTACAAATTGGTGAAGGCACACAGAACGCAGCTGTGGGCACAACGATCGCTCTTTTAGAGAGAGGATCTAAAGTTATGTCTGCGATACACAAAAGATTGTATAGCTCTATGAGACAAGAGTTTAAATTATTATCAAAAATTATTTCTACATATTTACCACCAGAATATCCGTACGATGTTGTTGGCGGTGCCAGAGTTATTAAACAAACAGACTTTGATGAGAGAATAGATATTCTGCCAGTTGCAGATCCCAATATATTTTCTATGTCGCAAAGAATTACATTAGCTCAAACTCAATTACAATTAGCTACATCAAATCCACAGATACATAATTTGTATCAAGCGTACAGAACTATGTACGAAGCGATTGGTGTAAAAAATATTGATGGTATTTTACCACCACCAGCACCTGTTCAACCGATGGATCCAAGTATGGAGCACATTATGGCTATGTCAGGCAAACCTTTTCAAGCTTTTCCTGGTCAAGATCACAGAGCACACATTACATCACACTTAAATTTTATGTCTACGAACATGGTTAGAAATAATCCTGCTGTCATGGCTGCAATACAAAAAAATATTTTAGAACATATTAGTTTGATGGCTCAAGAACAGATTCAATTAGAATTTAGAGAGCAGTTGATGCAAATTCAAATGATGCAACAACAAGCTCCAGTCAATCCACAAGTGGCTCAACAGCTACAAGTGCTAACTCAACAGATAGAATCTAGAAAAGCAGTGTTGATTGCAGAGATGACTGAAGACTTTATGAGAGAAGAAAAGAAAATTACGTCTCAATTTGACTCTGATCCTCTGTTAAAACTAAAAGCTAGAGAAGTTGACTTGAAAGCTATGGAAAATGAACGTAAAAAACAGTCTGATCAAGACAAAAATGACCTTGCAAGAGCAAAATTAATGCAAGCAAAAGACATTTCTGAAGAAAAAATGGATCAAAACGAAAAATTAGCTAAATTAAGAGCTGGAGTAAGCCTTGCAAAGGCTGATAAACCAGGTATAACTGCAATAGAGGTACAAGAATAATGCCACTAAACGAAAAAGGCCGTAAAATTATGAAATCCATGAAAAAACAATACGGCAAAAAACGTGGCGAAACAGTTTTTTACGCATCTAAGAACAAAGGTGTGATAAAAGGTGTAGAAAAGAAAAAAACAAGGAGTAAAAATGCAAAAACTAGATAAAATCAAAGTTGGCACAGTTCCAGAACAGCAAGTTGAGGTGGATCCTAGATCTAAAACAACAGCTGATCAAGCTTTCAACTATATTGGCACAGGAAAACCTGAAATGCCAGTTAGAGGACAGAACAGAATGCTGGCTGAGAAAAAAAGAAACTCAAAGGCATACTAATGGCTTGGTTCAGTTTAGCAAAAATTGCTTTGCAAGCTGGTAGTAAGATATATGCCAACCGTCAAAAGACTAAAATGGCTATGTCTGATGCACAGCTTATGCACGCAGAAAAAATGGCCCGAGGTGAGGAAGCTTACCAAGGTAAACTCCTTGAAGCTCGTCAAAACGACTACAAGGATGAATTTGTTTTGATAATTATTTCGGCCCCCATCATAGTTTTAATGTGGGCAGTAATGTCAGATGACCCAGCAGCTATGGAAAAAGTTAAATTATTCTTTGAATATTTCCAGTCGCTTCCTAGTTGGTTTACAAACCTTTGGATACTTGTAGTTGCGTCGATTTTTGGTATAAAGGGTACACAAGTATTTAGAAACGGAGGTAAAAAATAATGTTTAGAAAAAAATTTATAGAAGGTATGAATAGCATGCCTCAAAGTCAGATCAAACCAAGAAAATTTGTATTGAAGGAAACGGGTGAAAAACAAGAAAAAACGCCGAGTGTTATAAGACCTAAACCTACAGATAGTTCTGGTCAACCTTTTAAACCAACACCAATAGGTAAAAAAGCCGGTGGTAGAATAGGTTTTCAAAAAGGTTCAGGTAGAACTGGAGTAGGGGCTATGGATGTTAAATCTAAAATATCACTAGCTAAGAAGAAAAAGAAAAATAAAAAAAGTGATTTTGGAATGCTATCAGTAAAAGCAGGAATAGATAAAAATCCCAATCCTACTCATGCAGACAGAATTGCTGCAGGTAAAATGAAAAATAAAAAGAAGGTAACCGTTTAATGGCTGGTAAAGGTTTATACGCAAACATACACGCAAAAAGAAAGCGTGGTGAAAAGATGAGAAAGAAAGGTGCAAAGGGTGCACCAAAAGCATCTGACTTTAAACGAGCAAAACAAACAGCGAGAGCATAATGACTAAACTTTGTCCAAGAGGAAAAGCAGCAGCAAAAAGAAAATTTAAGGTTTATCCCTCAGCATATGCTAACGCCTATGCATCTAAAATCTGTGCGGGTAAAATTAAAGATCCATCTGGAGTAAAAAGAAAAGATTTCAGAGGACCTAAACCAAGTAAAGCTATGGGCGGTAGAATATACAAAGCTGGTGGCGGAGTTGCAGAAGCAGCTGCAAAATTAAGAAGACAAGGTTTAAAAGGTGGCGGTCTTTGTGTCAAAGGGATGAACAGAGAAGCCGTCGGAAAAAATTCATAGTACAATGGCTAAAGAAGGTCTAAAAACATGGTTCAAGCAACAGTGGGTAGATATTGGAAGCAAGCGAAAAGATGGTTCGTTTGCAAAGTGTGGCCGTTCAAAACAAAAGAAAGACGCGAAGAGGAAGTATCCAAAATGCGTGCCTCTAGCGAAAGCGAGAAGAATGTCAGAGGGACAGAGAAGATCTGCCGTTGCCAGGAAACGGGCAGCTGCCAATGTGGGACCTAAACCTACAAACGTAAAAACATTTGCAAGAAAAAAAGCCATGATGGGTGGATTCATGGGTAAAAGAATGGGTATTAGATAATGAAAAAAAATAAAATGTCTCCAACAAGTGATAAAAAAAATCCTAAAATGAATAGTATGATGAAACAAGCTCAAAAAAACTACATAGGTAGTTATATCTCTGGAAGTTTAGGTGGAGTAAAAGTATCTAACAAAAGCTACAAAAAATATTACGGGGATAAAGTTGATGTCTAGAAACGATTACGGATTAAGATTTGGTGAACAAAAACAATATTTTGGAAATTTTCCTGATGGTAGAAAAGCCATGGCTAATGGTGGTTCAGCTAAAGGCAAAATGCCAGCAAGAAATAAAAAGAACTTTAGACCTACAAAGTCTGGAGCAGGTATGACTAAAGCCGGTGTCAAAGCCTATAGAAGATTAAATCCCGGTTCTAAACTAAAAACAGCCGTGACTGGAAAAGTGAAGCCAGGATCAAAAGCTGCCAAACGCAGAAAATCTTTCTGTGCAAGATCACTAGGACAAATGAAAAAATTCCCTAAAGCAGCAAAAGATCCTAATTCTAGACTACGTCAGGCTAGAAGAAGATGGAAATGTTAAAAAAAAGTAATAAAATAGCAAAAGACCTTTTTACAAAAAAATACAAACAAAGAATTGTAAAATCTAAAAAAGGAAAAGGTAGTTTTAAAAGGAGGAAGAAATAAAAATGTTAAAGAAAAAAAGAACAATTAAAAAAGTCATGAAAGGTTTACAAAAAGCCTCAAAGACACACGCTGCACAAGCTAAAGCTTTAAAGGGAGTTATAAATGCGAAGAAAAAGAGATCCTAAAGTAGGCACTGGTAAAAAACCAAAAGGCTCAGATAGAAGACTGTACACGGATGAGAATCCTAAAGATACAGTTAAAATAAAATTTGCAACACCTGCAGATGCAAGAGCAACTGTTGCAAAAGTAAAAAAAGTAAACAAACCATTTGCACGAAAGATACAAATACTCACAGTTATGGAGCAAAGAGCTAAGGTTATGGGTAAAAACAAAGTTGTGCAGATAGCAAAGAAAGGTAAGGATGCAATTAGAAACCGTAATAAACAAACTACTTAGATACATATCTAGACGTACAGATGAATTATCTGTTGCTGTAACGTCAGGAGGTATTGACAGTATGGAAAAATACAACTATATAATAGGACAGATAACAGCCCTAGAGGCAACTAAACAGGAAATCTCTAACCTGCTAGAAGATAAGGAGCAACATGGAACAGTCATCGAAATCAATAAAACTACCGAATAAAAAACTGGTAGGTCTCAAAAAAGAAAAAGATCTAACAAAAGAAGATTCAAACAAACTACCACAGCCAACTGGTTGGAGGTTATTAGTTTTACCTTTTAAGATGAAAGAGAAAACTAAAGGCGGTTTAATAATCGCCGAGTCAGCCTTAGAGAGACAACAAGTTGCATCGCAATGTGGTTTAGTTTTAAGAATGGGTCCAGATTGTTACAAGGACAAGGATAGATATCCTGATGGTCCTTGGTGCAAAGAGGGAGAATGGGTGATGTTTGCCCGTTATGCTGGCTCAAGAATAAAGATAGAAGGTGGAGAGATACGTCTGCTAAACGACGATGAAGTTTTAGCAACCATCAAGAATCCAGAGGATATCTTGCATGAATATTAACATCATAGGAGGAAACTATGCCAAAAGAAGAGAAAACAGTAGATATAGATACATCTGGTGAAGGTGCTGAAATATCTATTGAAGAGCAAAAAGACGAATCGGTTGTAGAAACCGAAACGCCTAAACAAGAAGCAGAAGCCCCTAAAGACGAACCAGTAGAAACGAAACAAGAAGAAACCAAAGAAGAACCAAAAAAAGAAGATGAAAAACTTGAAGAATACAGTAAAGGTGTTCAGTCTAGAATTGCAAAACTTACGCGTAAAATGCGTGAAGCTGAAAGGCAAAGAGATGCAGCTACTGAATACGCGAGATCAGTTGAAGAAAAAAGACAAGCTTTAGAAAAAAAGTTTGATAAGACTGATCAACAGTATATCAAAAAGTTTGAAACAAGTATCACAGCTGGTTTAGAAGCAGCACAAAAAGAACTTGCTGTAGCTATAGAAGCAGGTGATGCTAAAGCACAAGTTGAAGCTAATAAAAGAATTGCTACACTTGCATTTGAAAATGCAAAACTAGAGCAA